TAGAAGTAAAACCTGATATAATAGCTGATTTTACCAACTTGCCATTTGATGATAATTCTTTTCACATGGTAGTATTTGACCCACCTCATCTAAAAACGCTTGGCGAAACGTCATGGATGGCTAAGAAATACGGGAGATTGCCGAAAAACTGGCAGTCACTAATACACGATGGATTTACTGAGTGTATGCGCGTCTTGAAGCCTTACG